GTTGTTCTTGCGTCCTGTCTTCTGTCTGAAGATGGTTCCGTTTACGACGAGGTGTCACAGGTTGTTCAACCCTCTGACTTCTATGTAGCTCGCAACTCCACAATCTTCTCTACTATGGGGCAGATTGTGGGGAAGGGGTTGGAGTTATCAGACATCACACTACTGGAGCAGCTACGCTCCGATGGCAACGAGAAGGAGATTGGTGGTATCAGCACCATCTATACAATTCAAGAAGCCTGTGAGACCGCCACCCACGCCAAGTATGCTGCTAACATAGTTAAGGAGAAGTCTAAGCTTCGCCAGACCATCCGTCATTGCCGCCTCGCCATTGAGGAAGCAGAGGAAGGGGAGGAAGAAGCCGACTCTGTTACGTCTAGGCTAGAAGCCTCGTTACAGTCCCTACAGGACGTTGATGATGGCAAGGGGGACGGGAGTATCAGAACTGCTGCCGAAGCTCTCAGAGAGGACTACAAGGCTATGGTGAACGGAACCTATGAGGTGTCTGCCATGCCCACTCGTATCGCACAAGTGGATGAGAAACTTAGCTGTGGTGGCGTAGCCAAAGGAGAGGTGATGGTGATTGCCGCACCTACGTCCTGTGGTAAGACTGCCCTTGCTCTGAACATTGTCCTGCAGAACGCAGTTACCCACCACATACCTGGTCTTTACTTCTCCTTTGAGATGCAAGCTAAGTCTCTGGCTAACCGCATGATTCAAACCTGTGCCGCCACACCACTCAACCGCTTGCATGATGGGATGATGAAACCAGAATACCAGAAGCGTGTATGGGAAGCAACCGACAAGATGGCAGAGGCTCCGATCTTCACCAACCATTACGTAAAGAGTGTGGATGAGTTACGTGCCAAGGCTCGTATGTATAAGCGTAAGCACAAGATTGAATGGATTGTTATAGACTACCTTCAGCTTGTGCCTTGGGATCGCAACATGAAAAAGAACGATGGCATAGCTGAGGTCTCACACCAAGTGAAACTGATGGCGATGGAGTTGGACGTTCCCGTCTTCTTGCTAGCACAAGTCAATCGTGAGGGAGCAAAGCGTGAGTCTGGTCTTACCTTGTATGACCTCAAGGATTCTGGTGACATTGAAAATGACTCCGACATCATCTTACTTCTGTGGCCTGACGGCAAGGATGTGGATGAGGCTAGGCGAGTAGACGCAGAGCATGGGGCTTACGTTTCATTGAAATATAACATAGCCAAGCAGAGAGAAGGTGCGCGTGACGTGAAGGGTAAGTTTATCTTTAAGAACCACATAGGAAGGTTTCATTGATGCCATGCTACAGGATTACATACACCCGTCTCGACATGCCCTCACCCTGTGGTGCTATCAAAACAGCACACGACCAGGACGAAGCAATTAAATGCTTGACTAATGGTAGCAAGACCAAAGGATACAAACTAAAGAAAACGAATGTTCCCATCACAATTACCGATATAAAAGAAATATGACAACAGACCTAGACGAAGCACGACAATATGCAGACACAATGCTTGAAGCCCTGGACGTAATGGGCAGAGCAATGTATTTTTGCTTGAACCATCCCAACTCTTCAGGGTTCAAAGAACACCGCAAGCTTCTCATCGGAGCGCACGAACGTATGGGTAAGGACACCACCCACTTTCTAGCACAGATAGACGAGCCAGAGCTTCCTTACGAGCCAACCGAAGAAGAGTTATCACAGCATGGCTAGGGGTGAAATCAATTCAGTCTTAGGCATGACGGAAGGTAAGTTCCGCACCATGATTAAGTCTGCCCTCAGACCTTGCTGGCGCAACTCGTCCCGCAAGACCTTCATCCATTCCGTTCGTCAGCGTGGCATCAACCCAGCTACAGGTAGAGAACGCTTCGTCGTGGTCTGTGTAGACTGCGGCAAGGAGATGGGGATGTCGGAGAAGGAGAGGCGCACAAAGATTGACGGAACCCTGGAGAAGCGAGCCAAGAGTGTGTATGAGATTGACCACGTAGATGGCATCACACCCTTCACAGATGTTCAAACCCTAGAAACTTTAACCCCACACTTCAGAGATATGATCTACGGCAAACAAGAAGTTGTGTGTGTGGCCTGTCACAAGGTTCGCACAGCCAATCAAAGAAAGAAAAAATCTTCTTGACACACTTAACCCGCTCCTACAAATTTAATTGAGATGATAGTAATGCCAGCTAACATGACAGGGTGGTTCTTTCACTCACTTGCCAGAGAGACTGGTAAGTTAGGCCACCTGTATTCTCCTGGAGCGCAGGTAACACCTTGCCCTTGGTTTCCATACGCTATGGACAACGGGGCTTTCTCTTGCTGGGACAGGAAGACTAACACGTTCAATCATGACAAGTGGGACAACGGAATGTTCAAAGAGTGGGAGCTGTTAATCTTATGGTCTCAATGCCAAAACCAAAAGCCCATGTGGGCAATCGTCCCTGATGTAATAGGTGACAAAGATGCAACCCTAGACCGATACAATCAATATGTAGGAATCGTTAAGGACGCAAACATACCAGTAGCCATTGCAGTCCAAGACGGAATGGAAGTTGATGACGTCAAGTCTTTGAAAGTTCAGCCAGATGTCATAGCCATTGGTGGAGGAGATGAGTTTAAATGGGGGACGCTCGACGGTTGGGTAAAAGAGTTTGAGCGCATACACGTTTTACGCTGCAACATACCAAGTAAGTTATATGAGCTTGAAGCAATGGGGGTCGAGTCGTGCGATGGCACGGGTTGGAACAGGGGCAACATGGCTCAGACCACGGGTCTAGAGGATTGGGCTTACAGCAATCCAAAGCCAACAACCATACGCCCCTCTGAACACGTAGGAAAGCACACCAAGAGATCAGAAAAGCAACAAATTACATTTGCATGAAGCAATCCAAAACAGTTCTAATATATTCTGGAGGTATAGATTCTACGGTCTTGCTTTACGATTTGTTAAACTCTGGACATGACGTTCAGGCATTGTCAGTAAACTACGGACAACGCCACAGCAAAGAACTGGATTGCGCTAAAAGTCTGTGCAAGCAATTGAATGTCGAGCATCACGTAGCAGACTTAACCGCACTCAATCCTCTGCTCTCTGGCAGCAGCTTGACTTCACCTCATGTGCAAGTTCCAGAAGGACATTACGAAGATGAGAGCATGAAGGCTACGGTAGTTCCTAATCGCAACATGATTTTGCTTTCAATCGCTACTGGTTGGGCTATGTCTACGGGGGCATCTTCGGTATCTTATGCAGCTCACTCTGGGGATCGTGCTATTTACCCAGATTGCAGAGAAGAGTTTGCTGATGCTATGAATAGTGTAATGGAGATAGCAGGATGGGATAAGGTGTCTCTCAACAGACCATTCTCTTCTTTAACCAAGGCCGATATCGTTAAGCTCGGTGATGAATTAGGTGTTCCTTTTGAACAAACCTGGTCGTGCTACAAGGGTGGCCAAGTTCATTGTGGAGTGTGCGGAACTTGCGTTGAGCGCAGAGAAGCATTCCAACTAGCAGGTGTAACCGATTCAACTATTTATGATAACGTGTAGTAAATTATATAAAGACATTCCCTTTGCCCACAGACAGCACTTGCACGATGGGCATTGCTCACAAATACATGGGCACAACTGGGACATTAAACTAACATTTAGTTGCAAAGAATTGGATGCAATGGGATTTGTCGTAGACTTTGGTAAGTTAAAGTATATAAAGAAATTTATACAAGACAAACTTGACCATGCCTGTGTGTTGTCATGGGACGATCCATCGGCAAAAGAGATGATAGACTCTGCTCCCAAAGGTATCTATAAACCATATTGGGTGGAGAACGCATCTTGTGAGGGTATAGCCAAGCATTTGTTTTTTGAATTTACCGATCTATTGAAAAAATCAGAGGGATCAAGAGCATGGATTCAGGAAATAGAAATATTTGAGGACAGTAAGAACTCCGTTAAATATAGACCGCCAATGTATGAATACATCTAAGAAGATACCTATACACGAAAACTTCTACACCTGGCAGGGCGAAGGTGTTCACATGGGTAAGTCGGCTTACTTCATTAGAACCTTTGGCTGTCCTGTCCATTGCCCTTGGTGTGATTCTGCTGGCACATGGCACAAGGATTATGTCCCTAAGAACATAGAGAAGTTTACTGCCATTGAGTTGGCAGACATGGCGGCAAAACATAACCCTGAGTTCGTAGTAATTACTGGCGGTGAGCCAACCGTCCACGACCTGACCGAGCTTACATCAGAACTGCACAAAAGAAATTTAATTGTTCACCTAGAAACCAGCGGAGCCTTTAAGATCAAGGGCAATTTTGATTGGGTCACCTTGAGTCCTAAGAAGTTGAAGATGCCGCTTGATGAAAACCTAAAGATTGCAGACGAGATAAAGATTATCGTTGATAGCAAAGATGCGATTAAGTATTGGGTACATAAGTTTGGTTCAGCATGGATTCATGTGGACAACGTGTGGCTTCACCCAGAGTGGTCTAAGAGGGCAGACCCAGACATAATAAATTCAATAACACAGTGGGTCAAAGACCACGGGTTTCCATACAGAGCTGGATACCAGTTGCACAAAGTTTTCCAGGCCGACTCTCTCGATGCCCGTTCACGCCCTACTACACCTCTTGGTGGAAACGAAAAATTAGGTTATTAAATTATGAAAGACATACAAAACTACAAAGACAAGCGAGGCATCTCTATAAACAAAGTTGGAGTGTCTGATGTTCGACATCCAGTAAAAGTTATGTGCCGTAACGGTCAGTCGCAACACACCGTAGCCACCCTGTCTGCTTCTGTCAGCTTGCCTCACGATGTGAAGGGAACGCACATGAGTAGATTGGTAGATGTCATAAACAGCAACCAGGTTGCTATCGGAGGTGACAGTATGCGTCAAATGATCTCCCAGATTCGACACAAGCTTGACGCAGAAGAAGCCTGTATGACCGTAGAGTTCCCCTACTTTATGACTAAGTCTGCCCCCGTCACATCAATGCAGGGACAAATGGACTACGATTGCAAGTTGACAGGAAGCATTAACTCAAGTGGCTTCGACCTAACTACAGAAGTCACTGTCCCTGTCACTTCTCTGTGTCCTTGCAGTAAGGAGATAAGCGACCGAGGCGCACACAATCAACGCAGTCGAGTCTCTATTGCCGTCAAGACCCACGATGAACCTATATGTTTGGACGACTTGATAGCTATTGCCGAGGAGTCAGCATCTGCTCCTCTTTACTCTTTGCTTAAAAGGCCAGATGAAAAGTTTGTAACAGAGCAAGCCTACGACAACCCAGTTTTTGTTGAAGACTTGGTTCGTGGTGTTGCTAGTTGCTTGAAAGAGAACAATAATATTTCTTGGTTTCGTGTTCGATCCGTCAACGAGGAGAGCATACATAATCACAATGCTTTTGCTGAAATAACTTCTGGTTAAAGTATTATCATAAAGACAAAGATAACCCTTGACACCCCTAACCAACATCCATAAAACCTTAACTAACATCAACCAATACAATATTATGAGTAGAACAAGAAACACATCAACTGGGGGTGGCTCGTCCAACCCTGCCACTAAATTCTTAGAGTGGGATACGCAGTCTGGCGACTGGAAATACTGGGACAAAGAAGCAAGCACAGAGAAGCACCTGCCCATCTCGACAGCTTTCATTGTCTTAGATCAACTCAACACAGTTAAAGGTTTCTCTGAGGCCAAGCAAACTGGTCTATGGTCTAACGAAGTTCGTGGTATCGGTGACAAGCTAACCGTTCGTAACAAGGACGGCATGGTTGCCACTGGCACATGGTCAGACGTTAAGGTTACACAAGGAGCCAAGTTCACCAAGTCTATCTATGCTATGGCTAAGACAGGCTCAGAGGACTACGAGCTAATCAACTTCCAAGTTAAGGGTGCTGCTCTTACAGCCTGGATTGAGTTCGTCGATAGCGTCAATGGTGACAGCGGTCTATACAACGACACGGTTGTTGCCATCAAGGAAGCAACGGACGAGAAGAAGGGTGCTGTTAAGTTCAAGAAACCTCTCTTCGCTGTGGTTAGTAACTCCCTGTCCAATGAAGCTGCCGCCCGTGCAGACTACTACGACAACATCCTACAGGATTACCTCGACGATTACCTTGGCTATGCCAAAGAGCCAGACCCAACGGATTCTGGTAACAGCGGTTCGGATGACTTCGCATCTGAAGCAGTTACACCAGAGCCAGAGTTAGTTGAAGCCCCGTTTTAACTGCACCAACCCTTGTCCTAACTAAACCCCAAGACGCATGGCGGGGGAGTTGCAAAGCTCCCCTGCTTGCCACAATGATATGACAGAGATCAAAGACACTAATCCAAAGGACAGAGTTGGCATACGCAAAGCCCCAATGTCTGGTCTACCAGCACCAGTTCTTATGGAATGTGGCTTGGTTAAGTTACACGGAGACTTGAAGTATGGTGCTTACAACTGGCGTGACGCTGGTGTTAGGGCATCAGTTTATTACAATGCCTTATGGCGGCACATCGAGGCTTGGTATGAGGGCGAAGACTTAGACCCAGACTCTGGGGAGCATCACATAGCTCACGCTATTACGGGTCTAATGGTTCTTCGTGACTCTCAAATTTTTGGTAACTGGGTTGATGACAGACCAATCTCACACAAACCAGGATGGATACAAGACATGAACGAACGTGCCTCCGCAATGATTGATAAATCTAAATAACTATGAACGACAAAGCACTAACTAAATACCGACAGGTGACGGGGGCTTGCGCTAGATTCATCGAACGCCACCAAGACAAAGAGTTACTAG